AGAAGTATCAGCCGAAATCACATATCTTAAATCTTCCACTTTTAACCACCACGCTTTGATTTTTCAATCGCTCTTTCTTCCTTTTGCGAACGAATAGTTGAATAATTTAGCCACCATAATTTTTCTTCGTTTGGCAATTTGTTCCATTCCATACGTGTTATATGAAGATATTCAGCGCAGATGTGCATAATCACGTAATCAATAGTTTGACTGTCCGGATCGTCAAACCCTAAACGTTTTTTATATCCTCCTCCATTTCCTGAACATCAATGGAGTTCAACTCTTGTAATGCTTTTCCTATATACTGAAGATGTTGGCCATTCAAACCAAGTTCGTTCATCCATTCCTCGAACTCATCTATCTTTTCTATTCCAAATTTGTCTTCAAGATTCAACGCCACCATTAAAGACAATAAAAGAGTTCTTTTCTCATATTCTTCTTGTGCCTTTAAATACTCCTCATCTGTGTAGTCATATATTCTCGCTATTCTTGCGCCAGGTTCACCACGTTTTGCGAGAATATATCCACCATTTCCATCTGACTTTACAAGCCTTGTTATCACGGGTGGCTTTGGTGGCTTGTTTTTCTCTTCAAACGCTTTTAATAATTCGGATTGATTAGTTGTTTTGATCGGGATTTTGTAAATCTTTTTCTTACCGTTTTTGGTAACGGCAACTTCAGCATAACCGTTAGATTCGAAGAAACCTTTCTCAATCTTCGAAAGATCTAAAACTTCCATATTTGTGCCTCCTACAATAATTTTGTTTTTGAAGTGGCGCTATACCTTACGCTGTCCTTTATATCCTTTGACACTTCGTCAAAAGTCGTGCTTTCAAGTTCGCAATTTTCAATCGTTTTCGTTCCAGAATCATTTGTAATGGTTATCGTGGCGGTTGTGGGAAGATCTGAAAAATTCACCTGAGAACGCAATCTCGAGATTGAAATTGAATACGTATATCCAAGTATGAGCGTTTTTAAGTTTTGCGCTCGGTCATACACTTTCTTTGTTCTCACGTTTTCGGTTATAGTTACATTTGTGAGAAAATCAAACGTGGTAGAACCAATCGTAACTGAAGCGTTCCTGTAAGTGTATGTGCTCATGTCTCTAACCTCTTTGTGGTCATGAGAACAAGAGTTCCCTCGTAATATTGATTCTCGTATTCGTCCATCACGGATTTGTCGAATTTGAACGATCCATCTATGGGAGCGAAAATAACATCATATGTAGTGGAATCCCTGAAAGGATACGGCAATTCTAACGTTGCTGGATTTGACACCATAGGAGAGGCTATGAAAATGTCTTCTAAAGCTTTTCGTGTTTCACTGTCAAGAGTCGAAAAAGAAAACATGAAGAACACAAACGTGCCGCCTCTGAAGATCTCTTTCTTGTCTTCAATGATTCCCAATTCTTCTCGAATCTCTTGCGGAGTTGAGTATCTCTTGATATAAGGCTCATAATCATCTGGATTGAACACGACTTGCGAACCGTTAAAAGTGAGCTTGGCTTTAAGCATGCTGTATCACCTTCTTTTCGGCGACAAAATCCCTCGAATCTGCCAGATCCTTTGCTAAGAGATTGGAAGAATTCTTGGTGAATTCGGCGTGTAAAAGATATTCATCCAGAAGAATTCCATCCGTGGAACTGTTGTGGTAATGAATCCTGAATTGAACGTCTTTGAAATCTTCGAGGAATGTGGAATCTTGAAGCCTCGCTATTGAACCGGTTACTTTCCTTGAAAGCCTGAGAGAATTTCTGCGATGGTCTTTTGTATCCGTTTCTTTGAGAACGTCCTCTTCATTTACGGTTAGATCTGTTGGGAAACTGATACTCTGAGCGGTATCAACATCGTCGGCTTCTACATCTAATTGAGCTGGTAATTGATCTTGAATCGCTATGTGATTTATTCCGTCTGTTAGTTCAAACGGGAATCCAGTATAAGTTACTTCGTCTCTTGAAGTGGACGTTTTCTTGTAAAATACCTTCGCTTGTGAATTGTAATTCATGTCTAAATACGGATACACACACGAAACAGACGATCCACTCGCAACGGGATTGTCGAACACAATTTGGGTCGTGCTTTGGGTGAATCCAGATGTGGTTACGTTTCCGTCCACTGCAACAGGGTAATCGTTTGTAAGCGAAACCTTTGTGAGATTGAAAGCCGTTGTCGTTGCATTATCTGTCGTCCATGAATCGTATTGATTAAGATACACTTGCACCGTTGTTCCAGAGTTAAGCGAGTTTTTCACTTCTCCCGTGTCAATGTCTACAACGATTGAACTGTTCTCTTTGAATGATTCACTCAACGTTGCCGTTCCACCTGAGAACGTTACAGTCTCATAAGGGTCTGTATTCGTTCTATGCCAATTATTTATGAGGTAGAATTTGTTTCCATCTTGTTGAATTTGTTCACCACTCATGAGAGCTTCATCAAAGTTTAGCGTATTCACCCACGGGTCTTCGTATGGTGTGGCGACTGAGCCTTCTTCGAGCTGGAGAGTTGCTAATATACCATTGTTTATTATTGTATGATCTGTATTATATAGCATTAAATCAAAACTATATGCAGATGGGGCTGTTGTAAATGAATATGGTGAAGAGTGAATATATAAAGGTTGTATTCTCAATCTGTTTTTAACTAATATTTCAATTTGAACTATAACTGTTGATGGTAAGTTTGACTGTGTGTATGAGAGAGTATATATTGTATTAGGTTTGAGTAGCTGTTGTGTTCTGTTGCTGTTCTCAATTTTACCTGATAATATATTATATGATGCGTAATATATATCACCATTTATGATTATTGTATTGTGAGATATTGTTGTAAATTGTGAATTTTGTGATGGTGCAACTTTAATTAAATTCTTCCCTCTTTGCTCAATCGTAATCATAATCCCACCCCCACATAACCTACGCTGTTCACATATGGGAGTTCGTTAGCGAGGTCGTCATCTGTCATGTCTACCCACTTAGACACGCTGTATTTTTCTTGCAGAGACTGAGGCATAGGAGAATATTGATCCATCCAAGTAATGTCGTAGATGCATGGCTGATAGAAAGAAACATTTACTGTACCAGAGGTATTAGTTGATTGTATGAAATAATTTATACTTGTTATTAAAAATTCTGTGATTGTTATGGTTTGATACGCCATTTTAATTGTAGAAGTGGCATTGATTGCAGAAGTCATAAAATATATATTTTTGCCCGTACCAGATGTTTGTATCACCCATGATAATATAACCAAACTTGAAGAGATATCAGAAGTATAACCAACATTCATAAATATTTTATGTTGATATAATTCAAAATTTACACCTCTCCATATTTGAGCAAATCGAGTACCTGTGTTACCTGTCATATCAAGTGCTATTTTTTGTTGATTATTTCCAATTGAATACGTTTCGTAATCTGTTGATCCACCTTGATTCCACCCATCCGCCAATCCATCGCCATTGCTATCCTTCTCAAACCCACCATACGAACCGAGCAGGTTAACGAGCGTGAAGCCTTCGGCGGTTAAGCTTGTGTCTTTTCTTCCGAGTAGTGTCCTGTCAATAGTTCCATTTCTTACAAAGCTGTTGGTTTTAGGAACGTACTTCGCTATTTCAATGATTGAGTCTCTATTCGTAAAAGTTCCCATTGTCATCACCTCATAAAAAGCGAGGGCTTAAAAGCCCCCACTTATAACGAATGAATTTCTGTCGGATCTTTCCAAATCTCTACTTTGAATGTTACCTGCACATCTTTGTCATGCTTAATACTCAAATCTTTCACACGCACTATTGGGTAATCGAATCCTTCTTGTTTTGTTCCATTGTCATAGAGAATCTTCATTCCGTATGTAAATTCGGTTTGAGGCAAGTATCCGCTTCCATCATTTGTGGAAGTTGCCGCTGTTAACGTTCCGGAGCTTAACATTTGATGATCATCAATAGCGGCTTTTATCAAATTGTCTTGATTCGAATCCAAGAAAGTATCTGCGAGGAATAACGTTATATCCACTTCTGGAATGGTCGTGTCGTCATCATCTTGAACCGCATGAGAATTCGCACCTTGATTTTGTACGATCCTGAACTTCTTAAAATCCAATTTTGTCGGCAAATCTCCAATAGAATTTATGAAATCCAATACAAGGGTTAAGGGGGTTGTGGCTCCATCGTAAAGCTCCAGCGTCCCTTGCCTATTAGTAAAGCTTCCCATTCAAAACACCTCCTAAGTTAAATAACTCACATCTATGCCAATATTCCATTGATTGTATGATGGCGATTGGTCTACCCTTCTAAACGTGATTGCTTCTATGGTAACCGTCGGAATGGCGTTATCATTTAGGTTCATAATTGCAGATTTTAGATCTGAGATGTCGTAAGGCCTCGAAGAATAAATGTTGATATCTATCGTGAAGAGCACTTTTTTCTTTTGACCTGTAAATGTATCATTCAAATTGCTTGAAACATCTACAAAAACCTCCGCATAAATTGGTTTGTTCAACACCTTGCCATCATCATCAACAGAAACAGGAATATTGTAAGTTGAAAAGAAATTTCTTAGCCATTGCCTGATTTGCGTAACATCCATTTATCTCATCTTCTTCATTGCATATACAATCAGTTGCTTTATTCTTGGTGCGTGAAAACTCAGAGCATTGCGAAACATTCTATGTGGTTTCGTGCCCCTTTGAGCTATCCTTCTTGCTACAGCATAAGCTAATTGCTCATTGCCAAGCTTTCTCTTTGCCCAGTATCTGAGAGCGTTGGATGGGGGCATATGAGGTTTTGTGCCATATTCAACAGCGGCGGCATACGAAACGTGTGAGCCAACATACCACATTGTTTGTCCAACTTTTTCTTGGCGAATTGAATTTCTCAACATACCAGTATTGACGGGCGTATTAGCTTTCACGTCGTTAATGATTCTTTGCACTTCGCCAGCCAAACCGTGTTCTATCATTTCCATTGCATCGTCATATTTATCGTCAAGATGTTTCATCCACTCTTTGAAATTGGATTCAATCGCCATAGAGCACCTCCATGTTGACCTCCCACTCATCGCCAACCTTGCGTGCATAATTGATTCGATACGTTTCACCGTTCAAAATGATTCTATCTTTTTGAGTATTAGGCTTCGATATTATCTTCACAGGTAGATATATGTTCACGCTTTCAATGTTTGTTATGCCAGCTTCTACGTTCTTTATGGACGGAGCGGACACTTTGACAAAAACATGGACATCTTGAAACACATCGGTATAAGTTCCATCCGCATTTTGAGATTGTGAGAGAAACTGTTTATAATCAATATATTTCTTCATACTCTCACCCGCTTGTAAAGTGCAAGCATTTGCTCGATTTTTGAAGTGTCACCATACGAAATCATTCCAGAAACTTTTGCTTCACTCTTGTAATTGAAACGGTTATCGAAGATCTGGCTGGCAAGCATTAAAGTTGCATCATGAACAGGTTTTGGTAGTTCAGTATATCCGCCCATATAAGTGATTTGTACACGTGCAAACATATTGAAGGCATATGAATATATTTCGTCGGTTCTGACCGCATAGCCTATAATCTCGACGGGCTTAGCAAATAAATTGTCCGCATAGCCATCAATTTTTGATACACTTGCAATTGGTGTTTCTGTCGGATACACATAACTGCCGGCTGTAACAAGAGTTTCTGTATATTCTCCGTAATCAAATTGCCTTCCGCAATAGGCACGCACCCAAGATTGAGCGGCTTGCAAAATGGCTGGAAGCTCCGTGTCATAATCGGTTGTGATTATTTCAAGAAAAGTCTTGAGCTCATCTATTGTGACCATGTCGATCACTTCTTGGTGGATTTCTTAATCATTTTGTCCTTTGGCGGTTTGCTCAAGTTTTTGTCGATCACCTCAACGGATTTTCCCAACGCTTTTATGTCATCTTCAAAAAGATCTATGATCTCTCCTGGCTCATGTATTATTCCGTGAATAAACAATCGAGTTAGAATTTTGGTCTTCATCTAATCGCCTCCAAAAAAAGAGAGGGGCAAAGCCCTCTCATTATGATGCGGCAGTTACGAGTTTGGCGAACGCGGTTGGGAGTGCCACGCTTATAGCAACTCTTTCAATCGCCCTTAAAGCGATCATGTCTTGAGCAAAAAGATTGTCGCTTCCTATCGTTGCCTGATCAGCTACGGCAATTTCGATTTGTTGTCTATCACCAAATACAACATTCTTAAGATTGCCAAACAAAACAAATGGAGTTGATACCGCAGAAGTAGAAGGCATCGCATTGCTTAGCATGACAGGATATCCGAGTATCGTCAATTTCCCACCGGTAACATCGAATATAGGAGCATTCGTGGTGGTTTTTTGTTTCATGATGTACGAATAAACAGTTGGATGCATTATGAATGCAGCGCCACCTCTCGCATAAGACGGAACGGCTGCTGTGAGATCTATCAAGTCATCTAGCGCAACGGCATCAAAGGTCGTTTTACCAGATGCCATCGTTACAGAGGTAACATTTGTATCTTGAAGCACTCCGGTAAATGGTGTGGTGCCATTCAATCCAGCGGTGTCTTCTCTTTTCGCGAACGCTTGTGCAAATTGATCTTGCAAGAATTTCACTATATCGCTATTTGCATCAGCAACTAATTCCCTTGTCATTGGAACTATGATCCCCGCTTTGTTGGCGTTCAATAAAATTTGATTGAACACGGGTTGTGTTTCGGTTGCAGCCACACCTTCAGCTATCCATGCGGCTTCCACGTGCGTTCCCAAAGCTGGAACGGAAAGCTGATTGGACTTCATAGCAATGTAAGTCGCATTCTTTCTCACAATACCGTAATCGGTTGTGAGTTGCAAAATTCCGGAAGCAAATTCCTCTGGAACAAGGAAGCCGCCAGCAGATCCGGTTCCCTCACTCAAAGCTTTCGCTTGAACATAATCTCTTTCAAAAAGAGCTTTCAAGAAATCAATCGTTCTATCTTTTTTTTCGGGAATGACGTGTATCGGCTTTTCTTCTGGCGCTTTCACTTCGGCTTCTTCTTTCAATTGTTTTACTTTCTCAGCTTCTTCTTTAGCAAGTTGTTTTATCTCTTCTTTAGTTATTTCCATTTCCAAACACCTCCATAATGGTTTCCTTAATAATTTCGTTGACGTTCAATTCCTCGTTTTCTTGTTCATCACTTTGTTTTTCTTCAACAGTATCATTATCAGCGGATTCTTGTGGGGTCGCGTTATCTAAAATCTCACCAAGCAACGCATAAGCTTGCTGAAGTTTCTCGAAATTCTTCTGACTCAAAACACGTCCCGCTTTTTCAAGTTGAGATTCGATCATCTCTTTGTTCATCTCTGATTCATTCTCTGCTTTTTCTATCTCTTCTGATTCTTCCAGCATTTCTTTGAAATCTGGCGGGGTTTTGTTCGCTTTTTCGTAGTATTTCACAATGTGGTTGTATACTTTCTTTCTGTCAGCTTGTGGAATACTCACACCTCCACGAGCACCTAAAAGAGCAGCCATAGAAGCCGTAACACCTCTCCATATAGCCGTGAGCTTCCCATTGATGATATCCGCAAACGGCAACTTGTAATCCCCCAATCTATCAGGAT